CTGCTAAAATATCATCTCCGTAAGTACCGGGCATAATATTTTCAAAGAAATCTCCATATTCGGCATCAAAATCACTATAGAACCATGCATATAATAGAAGACATATTCCTCTGAGTGAATTGTCCTCCGCAGTTCCATACTTACCAGAGGGTTGAATCCCAACACAGAGAAAAATATCCTGAAGCATTTCTATATATACGTATATGTTATCAGTTAAAATACCTCTAAGGCACCTCAGGGCACTATCATTATATCCAAGATGCTTACACACATTGTATATTATTTTAGAAACCATGTAAGCAACCTCAACAGGCATACTTTTATCATAATTCTTATAGTCACCTTCAAGAATATTCTCAGAGAAATCCTTAAGTTTGGTATACATCTCATGAGATTGAGTATCCATATTTATGCCTATAAATGTCCCAAATATGTCACCATGTTCCACCATCAACGTATAAAACGAAGATAAAAACATACGTGATATAATTAGATTAGGCAGGGAGCTCATGCAAAAGACTCGAGTCTTTCCCAAATCTCTTTTACGTTTCGGGAGAGGCTCGTCTTTGAGTGATGCTGAGTATACAAAATTATTAGAAATCCCAGACTCGTAATTTGCTAAACACTGATCAACTATGGTTCGTAGATCTTTAGTCATATAGCGCTTTCCATCATCTAAGAGTGGGAGATATTTCTTTTTTGGACCTGAGAAATCAAAACCACCAGATGCATTAAAATTCATCGATCTAGTAAACGGATCGGAATCTATACCATTTATAGCTTCAATCGATGTTAAAGGAGAGATGTGAAAAACATCCCTAACCTCTAACATATTAATTATTCTTCTGGAAAGATACTCAACAACTCTATCACAAACAATAGGATTTAAAACTTTTCTTTTACGCTGAATAACTTCCATAGCTATGTTAAATGGATTCAAATACTGTCCATCTACATATTTGGCTGTCATAAGTGGTGGACCGTAATCCCCTGGAGGCATATCATGGTCCTCAAAGAATGCTTTGACACGATCATGGATCTTAGTCTTAACAACCCTAGATCTTGATGGAAGTATAACAGCTTTGGGTATAGTACCAACATAGGTTGTATCTTTAAGATGCATAAACCTAGTAAGAGATTTTCTACCAGGCATTTTCAAAGGACGCTTAGTAATATCGATATACTCACCACTTTGAGTATAAGCACATTGGCTTAACACCTCAAATTGATCAAGACTATCAGATAATGATCGCGTTATATCTTCTTGGGTTACAATTTTAGTAAAGGCTTCTCCAGCAAAGGCTCCTGCAAAGTGAATGCCAAGTATTGCACCTCTATCATTCACCTTAGCTACAAGTGGAAGACCACAATCTCCCGCCTGATGCCTCATATTACATGTGGCAAATCCTTTTATAACAAGTTTACCCATTATACTGTCGGTAACTTCTACAGAAGTATTAGGATAGTATGTAATCTTAGTTCGGGTGTCCTTAATAATACCATCCAATATGTTTATACTTGGTTTAAAAGTACTACTTATAAAGTGACTGGTTATGTTCCTAAATCTCATACTAGATAACTCAACTATTACCACATCATCAGTAACTTGAATACAAGTAGTAGCATCTATAACATGTTCCTTGAAACCGCTATTATCAGATGTATGGATAGATGAGTTAGAGACACTTATAGTCACTAATCTATCTTTTCCTAAAGCGTGTTTATTAATAAGAGCTTTGTTTCCCTTAATACCTAATATATAGGTAGTTTTAGGTTTTGATATTGATGAACTAGAGATTAATGCAAATCTCACATTTTTCTTAACCGCTTCACTTAAGTTGGCTATATCACCAGTGAATGGAGTCTGACTAAAAGTTTCCATTTCATTCCATATTTTAGTACCCTGAACTGGTATGCGTTTGTTATGCACACCTGCTCCATATTGTTCTCTTTCATAGGTGGTATAGTACTCATTATCAGCTACATCTCCAGACTGGGCTATTCCACTTCTGCTCTTCTTTTTAAAGAAAATAGAATTCAATGCCTTACGATTATAAGCAACTAGAAATAATACAGTGGTTATTAAAAACATTGAATATATTCTAGTGTTATCATCATATGCCATGAATGGGTTAAATGTGCCCTCTCTAAAGATCGAAAAAGCATGTTGTCTATGCCAGGCACTTCTCATATTAAAATGATTGGCTAAATAACGAGCCTTAGATCTTGCCCAATCGGACAAATATCGTCCATAATTTATGAAGAACAGAGGAACAAAGACTATAATTCGGAAGCCGAAAGAATAAATGCTTAAACATAACAGTAATAGTCTGAGCGGGTCTATCACAATATAAGCTTCATCGGGAATTTCAAGGATAGTATATAGAGTTGAATATAACAAATAACGTATATAGGATAGTGCCATCATATAAAACGACATAACTATATATTCCGTAAAAATATTTTTTACTTTCTTAATAGTCCAATTATAAATGGGTTGGAATATACCCGATTGTAATTGTATGGTACTATCAGTTCTTACCAAATATTCTTCTGGATACTTTTCTTCAAGGCGACATGGCACATCTGAGTCAGATTTAGGATATACATCTTCATACATATAAGAATGACAATCAGTATGTGGCGGGTGTTGATGATTAACATCATCGTCATCTCCATGTGGGTCATCACTGTCCCCACCCGGATCATAACTTGAACCAGGTGGAAAATAAAGTGGACTATCATCTATTGTATTACTACGAGTGCGTTTCTTGGTTTCTTTATGGAAATATTCCATCATATACTCCGTGAATATATCAAGAGGTTTATAATCAACATGTATTACTTGAGAAGCACCGTCATATGAATAAACTTTGAAAAGATACTTATCTAATGGATGTTCATCAGGATAACTCATAGCTTTAGCGACATCTATGCCACCTCCACTTTTCTTATACTTATTTTTAACGACAACCTCAACATAAAGAAATCGACGTTTATATGCATCTTGACAAAAGAACTGTTCCTTAAGATTAAGGTTGGAGTTATTTGTATCACATATAACCAACTCTGGATTAGCATGCACTTTACCTTTATCCTCAAAAGCGGTATTTACTCTATAAGCATTACCATCTATTACACTAAGTAATTCGGCAAAAGCTTCATCAAGCTTAGTTTTAGCTATACTAGTTGAAGACTTCGCCACTTCTGAGTAATGAATTATAGGATGGGAAATAGGATCATATCCGTCCCAATATTGAGAAGTAGTGTTCCTTGGAAAAACATAACACATATCATGCTTCCTATTTCTATAAGTATTCCACATTTTACATATATACTTGAGTATGTGTAACTTACCAATACCAGGTAAACCTGTTAGAAGAACAGCTAAAGGAGCAGTTCTAGTAACACCGGCAACCTGAGACTTCCACTCAGTATACTCACTCATAACTGTCGTATAAAGTAACCTGAGTTTATGGGTCGCGGACTTAGCTGGGGAAGCTGTCTTTAATACAGTCTCAACAAATTTCAATGAGTCATTAGATTCCTTGGCATACTGAGCTGCAGTTATATAATTTTGCTTTGGGGCACCAAAGTAAACTATATTACGATTAGCTCTAATTAATTCCAGTTGTCTAAATGACTCTACTACTACGTCCGTAGCAAGAATAGCTCTTGTCCAGGGAACTCCATTATAAATAGATTTTCCTATCTTATAAACTATATCAATTGCTTTAATAGTCGCAGCAATGAGACCTATCATAGATGTTTTACCAGCACTAAATACACTATCAAACACTTCAGAAAATTCATTAAAATTAAAAATATGTTTAGCTATTAAGGAGAATAAATCCTTTATAGCTAAAACTAAATCTGATTCTATTAGTGATTCTAAAAATGTATGTATTTTATCTAGAGTAGTCCCAACTTGAGTTCTAAGAGTGTCACGTGACCATTTAATCAATAGAGTTATATTATCTTCAACAAACTTGGTTATAATACCAATCACGGAATCTAACACACCGAAATAGTCTGCTATGTCGCAGAACACAATCGTATAATCCATAGCGCTCGTGGCCCTATACAGGGAGTAAAAGCGATAGCATAACATACGATAATCTTTTGCTCCATATTTGAACAATTCTTTAGGTATAATATGTTTGGCACTATCGATATAAGCTCGAATAACTCCATCCAGAAAGGATATGAAATCAGCAGCCTCAGGATCATCCTGAGCCATGAGATCAACAATTTGGTTAACCGTGCCAGACTGGGTCTGTGGATTACTCTTCCTGAGTTTCTTCTGGACTAATTTGTTACGTCGCTTCAGTCTACATTGTTCCCTAAATTTGGTTGACTCACTAGTAGTAAAACCATTAGCGTGAACAAGTTCACCATTACGATAAACTGGCTCATCTCTTTTATTTATAGAAACAGTTTGCTTAGTTTCGTTTTCCTCAGCAAATGGAAGAGAAGGTGAAGGCTCAGTGGGAGAACATTTAATTTCACTTCGAGCCTTTTTAGAAACACTAATACTCGACTGTCTTGCTTTAATAGCAAGAACATTGATATTACTGTTTTTCTTTAACTCTTTCTTCTCAGCATTATAGCGCAACATAGCACTCTTTTGTTCCATACTGATATGATCGCTTTCATCAGTGTCAGTGCGGGTTTTCATAGAGGTCCGTTGTTTCCTTCTATCTTCTACGTGTGTCTTCCTCTGTCCTTTCTGAACAGCGTTTTCTTCACGCTTGGTAGCATATCGCTTAGAACGATTTTTGGAATTTGGCATTTCTCTGTTCTTCTCCCGTTGAGAGATTGGCGTAGCGATTAAATCAGAGTTAATTAGTTCTTCATTCAATGCTTGAACTCGATTCGGCTTCGCTGAGACCTCAAGAGGAATATCCTTATATAAATCTAGATTATTCTGTTCACAGTACATATCTAGAGTATTCCTCTTAAGTCTCGTTGATTTACCATATGTCATCAAGAACTTAATGATATTCTCCTTCTGCTCATCCGATAGTGGCTTATCATATATCTTAGCAAATGATCTGTTAGGAACAGAAGGACGAACTTCTTCTTCCTCTTCTTCGTTTTTCAAATTTTTCTTACTAATATCCGATTTTTTAACGTGGTTTCTTCCACTGTCTTTCCCCTCTGAGGAGGATTTTTTATTACTTCTATTTTTATTTTCGTTAAACCTAGCGGTAAGGTGTTTTCACTTCTTATATTACCATTAGAGAAGTGAGGATTGTCATGGATAAACATCCATATAAAAACATTATGAAAGCGTTCATACTAGGGTGACTAATCCCTAGCATGCCGTAATCAGACATAAAGTGTTGTGTGGATGACATACAACAATATTATAAAACAAAGATTTGAATTATAGTCATCTATAGAATTTGGTAGTATTTCCTACTGACTACCATTACCATATAAAATGGGTAGGTATTAGCGATAGTATTTCCTGCTGACTATCATTACAAAGGCAGGTTCATTTAGTCGTATTTTCCACTGACGACAATTACACGCATGTAAAATACACGCGAGGTGGATTTATCAAAATAAATTGACTATTAAATTAAGTTAATCTATTATCTGGCTAAATTAGCCTATTATAATAGGTATATTAGTGGTGGAAGTCCATCATAAACAGACGACGACGATAA